AAAAGTTTTAATACAAGATTTCGCGGTGATGTATCTTCTAAATCTGCGACAAAGTTATTCTGAGCAATCAGATAACGCAGCGACTCAATTTCACCAATATTAGGAACGAGTAATGCCATTGAAAACTACCTCTAGGGTCTTAGAACGTTAAGAACTATACTTATTTATAATTTTAATTTTAGAGAGATTAGTAACCTTCTAATATTATTCACGCTTACTACAGTGAAACGGAGAATATCCCCTGCTCCAATAGTAGTGGTCCAATTATTTAGGACATCATCAAAGTATTTATCCGAATTGGTTAATTGAACTCTCGCACCACTAGTAATACTAGTGAAATTCGGATAATCTGCGAAAGTGCATTTTTCTATTTCTAGAACAATATCACCAGTCTGATCGGACAAGACTCTGATATTTTCGATGACTCCAGTAACATCTATTGTGATTTTACCTTTATCACCAGGCTGCATTGGAAGACTGCCGCTGTCAATAACATAGTTTACAGTTCGTGTTAAATCAGCAGCTGCAGCAAGAGCAATGATTACTATGTCATCATTTGCTGCTGGAGGAGTTGTAAATACAACTTGATCTCCAGAAATATTATAATCATTCGATGGATCTAGGAAAAGACCATTTTTAGTAACAATAAGTTGTTGATTATTGTTAGGAGTATATGGTGCCCCTTGATCATTTAGGTTAAATGTAGTTTCAGTACCATCTTGCACTGGTGTTTTTCCAATAATGATATTACCATATTGGATCGACTTTGAGGGAATCTCATAGTCTACACCGACATTATAACTGCCAGGTTCGTTGAGAGTGACTAAGTAATCTGCCATTATCGTGTTACGCCTGGAATTACAAGAAGATTTCCTTGTATTGGTCTAGTCTTATACGCATTGGGCGATTCTAGAACTAGATCATACACATATCTTCCTCCTTCTATTACAGCAGTGACAGTGGATGCCATTGCAACTTTGATCTGTCCATTCACTCTATTGGGAAAAGATACCACAAAAGGAGTGGACTTAGATGCCTCAGGGTGCTTCCTTAGTTGAGCAGATCCAGTATAACCTGTTAGATTTAGAGCAGAAGCATTTTCATTCCTTACAGTGAAGGTTGCTTCAAAATCTACACCTTGATCTAAAACTAAGTTGATGTTCCTTGCTGTCATCTGTCAAAGGGAGGTTTTAGTTATTTATCTAATTTGCTTAAAATTAGTTTCATCATATCCTTAAGTTCATCAACATCATCTTTTAGTTTATCCATTTCTGCTGCTTCTTGTAACTTTTTCTCTTTCAATTTGAGGTAGTTATTGTATGCAGCATCATTACAATTAAGAATTGCACCACTCTCTTCATCTCTATAAAGAGAGTTGCTGTCTTTAACTTTCACTTTTTTCATTAGATAGATGCAATAGTTCTTAGATCACGAATCTTAGGAACATAAGCGAAGTTAGTTCCTGACATTACAATCTTGATTTGGAATCCATTGAACTGTGGAAGATTCTTCACGTTGAATTCATACTCTTTATAGTCATCTTCTGTCTGAGATGCGAGGATTCTTCTATCAGGTTTACCGTTATTTTTTGACTGATCTATCACATTTCCGTTGGAATCTAAGTTTTCAAAGCCTGGGAATAGTTCAAATAACTGATACTGAGGTGGAGCATCTATTCTGAATATTCTGTATAGAACTCTGATGTCATTTGTTGAATGTCTGTACGCATCAAACATAACCTTCAATCCATCAGCAGACTTCTCAAGATTCACAACCTTAGATAAGTAAACTGCGGCACTAGGATCATTATCGATTGAATTAACTCTTCTGTCAGTTGCATAATCACTAATCTTAGAGTTGAGTCTATCCATAATTGTGATCATGTTGACTCTATCCAAGTCAATCATAGGACTCACTTTAGGATCATCTGTAGTTAGATTTGTTTGTAGTGTAAATGACTTTCTGCCTGGGAAATCAGTAAGTTTTGCAAGTTCGTTTACTTTAGAAGCAACGATTCTTGGAGTAGATAAGACGTTATTACTCTGTAGTGATACTGACTCATAACCTTGATCCACAAATGATTTCAAGTTACCATCAGGACTATTTCCTGAGAATGTTCTGACCTTAGCACTGATGTCAGTTCCCTCTGGTAAGAGAGTTGCAACATTAGGTCTGACAATATTGAACGCAATGTTCTGAGTTGCCATAGGTCCATAAGAGTTACTGACCTGTACATACTGTTGATCATAACTACCACCAGACTTATTCTCTCTGAAGAATAGTTCTGGGAATCCATTCGCATTTCCAGTTGCTCTGTCTACACCTCTACTTGAAACACCAACCTTGATCCAGTAATGATCAACGTCAATAGGATAGGTAGTATTGTTAGTAGGAATGAAACTATGAGATGTGTTGATTCTTCTGAGAGAAACACCATTCAACTCATACTTATAAATCTTGTCATTGACATTGTAGTCACCAGCCTTAGTATCATCAACAGATCTAGTGATGTTATTAAGAGTCGAGGTTGTAGTTGTTACACCAGTGTATTTGATAATCTCGTTTCCGATTTTAACATAGCCTGGGTTAGAACTGTTAACTTCAACATTCTCAAATGATGTGAAGATTCCAATAGCAGTAACAGTCATATCTTCTGTACTTGAAGAATCAACTGTAGATGTCAATTTCTCTGGTTTTACATCTGCTTCAACACCACTCAAGACTACACTATCTTCTTGAGAGTACATACCATGATTAGAATGTCTAACACGGAAGTGCAATCCATCAGTTACATTTTGTAGGTACTGAATAGAACCACCATTTACAACACTGGTTCCGCCACCACCAACATATACGATAGCAGATGAGGAGTCAACTTTAGGTATACCTTGAATGTTGTCAAGAACTAAAGTATTGAACGCACTAATAACACCAACGTTATTTGGAATTGTTAGTCTCAAGTCTTTTCCGAATCCGCCAGTATTTGTAGCAGACACAGTAAGAACATCACCAGCTGAGTATCCTGTTCCACCGATTGCCACTGTTGCAGCAACGGCAACTCTATTATCAACAGTTAAGTTGACAGTTGCACCAGTTCCCTTACCAAATTGTGAAATGAGAGGTACACCAGAGTAAACAACAGATGTTGCAGCAAATCCACTACCACCATTCGTGATTGTTAGATCACTACCAACACCGATTGCACCAAGAACTTTGTTTAGATTTGCACTAAAGTTTGGATTTGCCTGTTGATAGATTGTAGTTCCTTCTGTCAATCCAGCCTGTTCTGATGCAGTCAAACTCTTACCTAAACCAACCACTGCATTGTATGAAAGCATGTCAATGGGGTTATTAGCAAGTGAAACAATCTGTCTGTTTCCTACTTCAAGATCTGGATTATAGAAGTTGACTCTACCAGCAGTTGCAGTGAAGTTTGCTCTGTATAGATTAAACTTAAGATCCTCCAACTGACTTGGATCCCATGTAGCACCGTTCTGTGATTTGAATAGTGAACCCAGTAATGGTTGTTGAGAAACGATGATTTTTTCAGAGTCAGCAGCATTGACTGTAGTTATATCCTCCTCACCCATTCTAGAGATGAATACAAAGTATTCATTAGATGCAGAAAGAAGAACAAGTGCAAACTCTCCTCCACCCTCACAATAGACAGGTGCAGGGAAGGTAAATGTTGTCGCTTTAGATCCATCATCAGAGATAACAACTTCATCAGGGTCAAGAATACACTCACCAAATGGTAAGATCTCTTGAGTAGGTAAACCAGTTTGAAGTGTTCTTACTTGTAAGGTAACAGGTAGTTGGTTTGTATCCTTTGCTTGGAAGTAAACATCACACTTAGTAAGGAATACACCATTAACATCAGGAACTTCAAACGATTGTGCAAGAGGGTCAACCCATCTAGTCTGAGATGTAGATCTGTTAGCAAAAGTATTGTCAACGACAAGTCTACTACTTGAATCAGTAAGAGTTCTATCAGCAGATTGAGGTATTCTCTGAACATCTGCATTTCTCATTCTGAGAGTAGATGCCTCTACAGTTTGAAGTGTACCAGATGATGTGAAGTTTGCTTCACCAGAACTATCTGTGAATCCAGAGATAGTAGAGTTAGTAGGACTTGAAGATAATGTAAATGTCTTTGTACCAGTGTTAAATGAAGGTGCAGAGGGGACTGTAGGATCAGGTAAGAACAGTGATCCAAGTAATGCTCCTGCCTTATCAGTAATCAATCTGATTGCAGTAACAGTTGCAATAGCACCACTAGATTGTCCAATCAACTTCATACCAGTAGTGATGTATCCGTAGAAACCAGACGCAGCTTGAAGTTCTAAGGATGCAGTATCAACATTTAATAATGTTGTGGTAGAAGAGTATGTGGATGAAATACTAGAAGCAGGGTCATATGGATTCTGTTTATAAACCTGATTAGGATTATTGTAAGGACCATATTTGTGATTCTGATTTGCAAGTCTAAACCTAATTGCATCATTATTAGTATTAGGACGACTTCCCTCAACAACTTCACCAGCACCAAATGTACCACTTACCATTGTAATTTCGATAAGTTTAGGTATAACATACTTCGACATATCAATACTATCGAAGAATGGATATAATCTTGTGTTTGGCTTAAGTCTTCTACAGATAAACTCAATGTTTCTGGATCGCATTGTAGCAATCACTTCTGTGTTTACAACCTTGTCACCAAGACTTGTAGTATCAAATCTTTCACCAACACGGAACTGAATACCCTGTCTTGTTTGATTTGTAGTAGTTGTAGTTGTCTGCTCTCTAAAGTTTGTAGTTCTATCTCTAAAGTTAGTTGTTGTAGTGATAGGAATACCACGATGTCTTTGGAAATGACCTCTTCTAGTAGATCTTCCTGTTACAGTTGTTCTAGTCTCACTGAATAGAGAAGGACTTGTGAATGTGCTTGATCCAGTCCAAGTAGTTTCCCATGAACCCCAATCAACAGGTGAAAGACCAGTGTTACTATCTGCACCAGTAATTCCCATTGTGGAATTGAAACTACCTTCAATATCATAGGTAGCAGCAGTTCTTCTAGTTTCAATCCATGTATCAGTGCCTGGATTTAATTCAACCTGACCAATCCAGTTTACAACAGCGAATGGGTTTACGTTCTCAATACGAGTTGCAAATTCATTTTCTAAGTAAATGGTATCGTTGTAATTCAAACATACAACGTCACCAATTCTCTTGACATTTGAATCACCAAGATCCTCAACAAACCTGTAGTCAGCAGTAGGATTAGAAGATGTTGCAGCACCAACAATCGCCTCTGATCCAAGTAGTAGGTCAATAGATGTTGTATAGTGTTGAGGTCTTAATCTTCCCTCTTTCGCATCAACAGATGCTTTATATGATGAGTTAGTTACATCACCACCAGTTACAGATTTGAAGTTATCAACAAAGAATCCTGACTTAAATCTATCAAGATTTGTTTGTGGATCACGAAGAGACATATTTGTAGTCTCAACTTCAAGTAGTGAAAGTGAAGTATAGTATTCAATATTCTTGATTCTGTTCTCGATACTTGCGATATCCTTCATTCGGAATCGCTTGTGTCTAGCAATAGTGATTTGTGCTTCCGCTGGATCGTAAAGATATGGAGGAAGTTGAATAGTTGCAACTTCTAAAGCATTGTCAATGGTATTTGGAAGTTTTGGTAACTCAGATGGAACACCTTGAGATAGAGTAAAGATACCCTCTTTACTTAAGAATAACTTGTCAATTCTTCCAAGATAATATTCGTAAGATAAGTTGAATGATTTATCTTTGGCAAGAACATGAGAAGAAGATGATGAGCCTGGTGTAAATTGTCTTGCTTCAAATTCCCAAGGAGCTTTACCAGCAACAGTAGATGTAACTCTAGGTCTTAGGTCAATGATGTCAGAAATAGGAATCGTTCCTACAAAAGGTAATGTGCCTTTGTAATACTTTTTCTCATAAGAGTTTATAGTCACAAAATCGCCTGGATCTGCTTCATCAATAACAAAGTTATTGTAGACGATAGTGATTCTTCTAGTAGGTGCTTCTGTACCAGATTTTCTTACAAGTGCAGAGAAGTCAACATAATCCAATCTTTGGCCTGGATCAAACTCATAGTTATTCTTGATGTCTCTGTCGCCTGGAATAAAGGTCTGAACTGTACCAGCAACTTTGGTTTCTTCAAAAATGATCTCTTCACCAATCTCAAAAGCATTTTCATTTTGAGATACAAAACTTACTTCATTGGATCCATTGGTAGCAACAAATACAGCAGATGCACCAGATGTTTTACCAACAATATTCTCACCAACTACCGCATTAAGAATGTTGGAGTTTAGATTAGTAAGTTGTAAGATTGGGAACTGAGGATCAGCAGTTGATGAAGATTCTAATACAGCAAGAACTTCTGCAACATCACAAACTCCAAGAGAAAGTCTATCATCTTGAACTCTATTACCAAATGTTGTGTCATAAGTAAGTCCATCATTTAACTTCATTAATCCAGTGCCTGACTGGGTTTTCGAGGACTTGTTTAAAGTATATGTTGTTGCTCTTTTGAATATTTTTGATTTTGGTTTGACATTTACCTTCTTCCAAGTAACTGTCAATACAGCAGCACCAGAAGCAGTGTCTAAACCAGATAAGGTTACAGTTCTACCACTGACTGTAAGTTTTTGATCCGTTAATGATTCAACT